CTAGCATCAATTAAAAAAGAATAGGTGTCTTTAGTTCCTTTTAGAAGTCCTTGATAAATAAACTTTTCTCTCATAAGAGCATCTCCTTGTTATGTTAATGAAAACTTAAATATATCTAGGTCCTTCTTTACCAAAGCTTTCTTATGTTTTAAGGAGTTTTGGTACTTTTGGCTATCCAAATGTGTGTCTTGAAGGGTTTTAAGCTGAGACTTTTCGTCTTCCACACAAAGTTTTTCCTTAAGTCTATTTACTATGACTCCAGCTAACCTATTTATTTCCTTAAGTATTGGCTCTTCCATAGATACTTCTTGCTTAATAATCGTATTGATTAGCTTTACTCTGCCTTTCATTTCGTCAAGGGACATTCTATTTAGGTCGTCTAGAGTGGCTTTTTGTTTTGCTCTAATACTATTAACCCAGATAATTCTATCTGCTATCTTACGCTCAAGTGTGTCTGAATCGTTACTCATTTTGGGGTCTCCTTGGTTTCGGGTTCTTTATTGGCAATCATAAAACATTGGTAATAATAAAGCATCTCTGCTTCAGCTAATCTACAAGCCTTCTTAAAAGCTTTTTTAACTAAGGAAATCTGTCTATGTAGGGTTTTTATATAAGCAAAATAAAAGTCTAGGGCCCCATGAAGTAAGTTTATTTTATTAGAGTCTTGTTTAAAGTAAATGCCCATTAACCGCTTATCATTTCTGACTCTTAATAAAACCTCTAACTCAAGCTCTAGTTTGTCTTTAGCTTTAATGCTTACGGCAAGTTCTTTTTCAAGCTTTCTACTTTTACTAGTTAAATGTTCTATAAGGGTCATTTGGATATCTACCTTTGTTTGCTTGCAATAGCTAGGTTTAAAGAAGTAATTCTTTTAGTTAAATGTGTTATAAGCCTATTAAATTCTTTAATATTTTGCTCTAGCTCTAATAGCCTAGCTTTTTCAGCTTCTGTAGTAAGTCTGATAAAAGCCCTTATCTCACTACATTCTAATAGAGCACGACCTAAAACTAAAAATAAGTTATTTCTAGTTGTACTAAGTCTGGTTTTATCTGATAGAAGAGTTTCCATGGTCATAGTCAGACTGTAGCATAAGCTGGATAAGAAGTAAAGGGTTATTCGACTATAAAAACTAGGTTTTTAAAATGAATAACTAGGTTCTATATGGCTAGGACTGGCGAAGTGGCATGAAACTTGCAAGAGGGCTTCATATGTAATAGGTTGTATATGGCATGATTTTAGTTTCGTGGTGCGGAGGCTTTTTGGGTTGGCACGTTTTTTGTATAACCAGAGATAGTTGGGACAAAGTGGCTAAAAGTGGACATTTGTGGCTAAATGAAACAAACTGCCAAAAGAGGTCATGCCTACCCACCTTTTCCTCCAAAACACACCTCCCACTACCCACCTCAAACCTCATAAAACCTATCCCCTTATGTCTTAGTCTCTATATTGCTCTAAATCAAGGGAAATACGTCTATGTCTCTTAAAGATAAAATTAGGGTCTATTTTGGTTTGTTTGAACAAAGTTCTGCCCCTCTTGTACTAAATCCCTTTTGTACTGAAGTTACATAAGTGCTCTTATTTAATTGAATTTCTGAATAACCACCACGCTTTTGTCTATCCCCTTTTTTTAAGCTTACTCTAATTAAGAAGTCAATGGTTTATTAAACGAAGTTTGAGACCTGTATTTTAATAGCTGATAATTTACATATGTAAGTATGCTCCTTACGTGCTTTTTCTATCTTCTCCATATATGAGTCTCTTAACTTCCAAGCCACACTAAACCTTACTACTAGGTCCTCTGTTCCTATAGCTATCTCATAAAGACCTTCTGTTTCTAAATCTTCTCCTGCAAGGGTCCATATAATCTTCTTAGCATCTATATATAATTTAGCTGATTTTGAGCTGATTTCGATCATCTTATACCTCCTTTAAATTGAATTAGAAATGACTATATTCTCTACTGCTATTATATAAAAATACTCAGAAGTCTCAAATCTATTCTGTCTTATCTTATCTAAGCTTGAAAGAACTTCTGTAGAAAGAAGAAAACTCTTTATTATTAGCTTATCTGTTACTATGGTTAATTGATGAAAGTCTTCTTTTAGCTCGATTTTTTCTATTATAATTGAACTGATCTTAGTAGCATCTATATATACTTGAGTTTTATAGGATCTGATCTCTATCATATTATATCTCTCCTAGTATAGGTGAGTTGATAAGTAAATGCTTTACTTTCAAGCGACTAATTACGAATTTCTCTACTGGTTTAATCATTTAGGGTCCTTTGGGTTATATTCTATTGCTTCTACTCTTAGATTTGATAAATATCTGGCCGACATTACTACACCTAGCCATATCCCTGCTATGATAAGAATTATTAATATTATGTCACTAATATACTTCATCTTAAACTCCCTCGAATGGGTTATACGGTCTATATCTGCTAGAAAAATACATAATATGTAAGCCTACAATCCATCGCTCGTCAAATATTAGTTCGCCTGTGTGAAAATCAAGCATCCATAGCATTTTTTCTTCTGGTTTCTTATTAGTCATTGCAAGCCTTCAAATCTTTCTTTCTAACAAATTGCCGAATAATTAGGGTATGACCTCCAACGTCAATTGGTTTAGCAATTTCTACTGTAGGCCATTTAACATCATTTGGGTTGACTGTAACTACTGTAAAGGTCTTCCCCATAAAAACCACACACATTCCTAAAATAAAGCTCATTTATTGTCCCTTTGCTAAAGATTTGATTTTGTTAAATAGTAGTACTTTTTGATCTCTTACTGGAGCGTTTTTAAATTCTGAATCCTTATCGTGGTACTCTTGAAGGTCATATAATTCGTTTGCGGTTAAAGGTAATATGCCTAATAAATCACTATAGACGGCAATGGTATGATCTATTGTTTTCCTGTCATATTGTGCATAATGCCCATCTGGAATAAAGATACCTATTCCACATTTTTTGCCACAAGCAGTTAAATACTGGCAAATACCTTGTTTATTTACGGCTTTGCCTTTAAAGTTTTTGCTAATCGTTTCTTTAATTGTTGTATCAGTCCAGCCATTTAAATATGCCACTTATTCTCCTCCGTTGGCTAAAGATTTGATTTTGTTAAATAATAAGTTTTTTTGTTCGGCTAATGTAGAACTATCAAAGTCTAGGTTACTATCATGGTATGATTGTAAAGCCCTTAACTTTGTCAAATTTAATGGCATTAAATTAATTAAATCTTCGTTTACAGCTAACATATCTCCCACACTACCTTCAGTCCTTTGGGCTTTATGCCCCTCTGGTATAAAAATACCTACTCCACACACTTTACCGTTATCAGTTAGATATTGGCATTGACCTTTTCCATTTGTTGCTCTGCCTGTAAAACGCTTATTAACCGTCTCTTTAATTGTTTTGTCAGTCCATCCGTTCAAATATGCCATTTAATTCCCCCTACGATTTTTAAAAAACCTTTCCTAAAATATATCCTATCGTTAAACCTATTAAAAGTTAATTCTTTCTTGCCGTTCTAGTTCTTTTAGGATTTTGTCTAGTTTTGGGTCTTTCATCTTAAATTCCCTTCTCTATTTAAAGACTTTTTTAAGTTTCTTCGTTTAGCTTTAGGCTTTTTAAAAGCACACACTAATCCGTTAACTATAGCGCCAATAATCAAAAATGTTACTAGCTTACCTTCGAAACTTTGATTTATTATTTCTTGTACTACTGGGACTACCGTTAAATCAAAAACTCCTTTAGTTACAATAAGAACCAAAAGTGTAAGAGGAACGCCAAAAAAAATAGTTAAAAATCCAGCTATAAATTTAGTCATTTTATCTGCTCCAGTCTTTTAAGGGTTGTTCTTACCTGTATTAAAGCTTTTTCAAAATTTGTAGTTTCTTGTAAGGTTAATTCGCTTATATCTTTATCAACATACCCCTCTAGCATTTTTAAGGTGTATTCCATTGATTTAATTTTTGGCCAAAGGATTTCAAAACATTGTTGAAACCCATTTTCATATCCATCAATAGCCTCAACGTCTTCTTTGTGAAAATAGCCAAGGTCCTTTTCGAGTCTTTTTTCTAGCCACTCAGGCATTTCATTATTTTTACTCATTTACTTTCCTCTAGTTTTTTTTAATTTTCTTCTAATTCTTTGTCGTCTGCAATATACCTTTCATAATTAAATAGACCAAGAACAGTACAATTACGATATAAATTTCTTTGTTCTAAAGCTATTTTTAATTTCTTTTCTAGCAATGCGTTTTGTTCGAGTAGATATCTAATATCAGTTTCTGCTTCAGACAAAAACTCAGCCTCTGCAAGTGGGCAACCGCCTAATTGAGCTAATCTTGTTTGAATTTCTTGTTTTCTAATCATTTGAGTCCCCTTTTTCAGCCTCTGCTTGTCTTATTCGGTCGATACCATTGGAATTAACATACATTAAAAACAGAAAGAAAGCTACTAAATAGTATTCTTTTTTTATAAAAGCGTCAGCGGCTAATAAAACATTTATTATATTGAACAATATTAAGATAAACTTCATTTTAGCTCCTAGCTCTAGTATTAAAAAAGTGCCAGTCTTTCCTGGCTGTCTGCGTTTTATTTATCCTATAAGCTGGTCTCATCGCCTGACCAAAAGTCGTCGCTCATTACCTTCCGACACCGAAGTACTTAACTAGACGCAGCTAGAAGTTTGGGATTCTTTAAATTTAAAACTTAATTCCTTGTTTCTTCCAATTTTTTATAGCAGTTAATCCTATCACTAACAATATCACACTCTGTAATGATAGCGCATATTGTGCTGTAAGTAAAGAATAAAATAACCATAAAAGGTCAGCTGTAACAATTAAATATTGGCCTTTTAAAGCTGGTTTTGATATAAAGTAAACTCCTAAGAGAACAAAAACCGTGGCGAAGTAGGAAATGATTTGTATCATCTGTCTTCCCCTCCATAAGTATTGCTTCCAAAAGCGTACTTATGAAGCTTCTCTAATATTTCTTTAAAAGTTCCTACTGAGTCTACGTTGCAATGGGGGCACACAGCTGTTTTGCCTTGGTCCACATACTTCTTTATTTCACTAGAAGGATATATATTGCCACAAAAAAAACATCCTACTTCTTTATCTGGTAACATTTTAAACTCCTGCCGCTTTTAGTAGACCGATCAAGTGGTCGTTTCTTATACTCAATCCATCCAAGGTTGTTGGCATTTGACTGTAAGCTGGTTTATAAGCGTAAGGTGCTTTTTCAAGAGTATACCACCTTCTTTCTGCCAACATTATTTGATAAAATAAAACGTAAGCTATAGCCTTTTGACTGTATTCTTTAATGTTTATATACCTTTGCAGCTTATACTCTTTTATTAAAGCTATTACTCTGAGTTCACAGTCTAGCTCTACCCTTTGAGTAGCTTCGATAGAAATAACAAGAGCTTCATATTCTGTTTGCGTAAGTCCTCTATAAGAGTCATCTAAATAATCATACGTTATTTGAGGGTTTGAATTATTATACGCAGCATAAAAAGGACGTTCCTCGATAAACTGTAGAAAATGACAATACTCGTGAAGTAGCGTAGCTATCCAATCTTTCTTAGCCTTCTTAGTGGCTACTACAAGTACTTTTGTTGTATCACAAAAGTAACCAGAACAACCTAAACCGTCTGCTAAAACTTCTTTAGCTGGGACTAGAATTAAAGAGAAGCCCTTACTTTTTAAGTTTGTTTTGATTATTTTAAGTAGTTTATCAATCATATATCCCTTTACAAATCAAAATCGTATACTCTTATCTTATAGTTTTTATTGCTAACGCTTGCCAAAGTCACTACGTTGCCGACTAAGTTAATTCCTTGCAATGCTTCTGAGTCGTTTCTAGTTCTAATTCCGACTATTATATATTGTTGGCCTTCATATGAAACTATTTGTCCTACTTTAATTAAATTCATTGTAAATTCCCTCTGGTTCCTACTCCATAAACGCTAAAAAAATGAAGTGTTGTGCCATCTTCTAATAGTTTTGGCTTTCTTCTAGAACGTTTTACTTCGATGTGTTCCCATTTATACTCTGCATGAAGGTCGTCAGCTAATTCTTCCGCTGTTTCAAGAAGAATCTTTTCTGGACAATTCATAGCATCTATTATCTTTAATGAAGCTAATCTGTAACTTTTGCGCATAGTTCCTCCATTTTGTTTAATGTTATCTTAAATCAAACTAAAAGTAAAGCTTAATTCCTGTAGGTAATAAACCAGTATCAACTTTAAGAGTTACTTCGTCCTTCATGCAATATGGAAAGTAAGTGTCCACTTTGCATCTCATAAAGTCAGTCGTGTATGCGCTTTCAAAGCGAATATAGGAAGCTATAGAACATCCTAAAAGCTTTGCCATTTTCTTTTGAGTTATTGAGTTTTCTAATCTGTATTTGGTTAAAGTAGTTAAAAGCTTTAAATCAAAAGCTTCTAAATGGTCTGTCGTTACAGGTTTGTTTTTTCTAGGTACGCAATTAGGCTTGTTCTTCATGTCTTTATTAAAAAAACGTGCCTTAAAGTTTATACTATTAATTAACTTATAGTGTATATTGTCGGTGCAATGTTGCTTTTTAAGAAGCTCTACATAAGCTTCTAGCTTCTCCATGGTTAAGAAGCTTCTAACATGAATTACAGTTGCCATTATTTAACTCCTCTTAAAAAGGTATGATTACCTATTATCTTTTTTTCTGTATGGTTATTAGCCCATACTGGTTTGACTATGTTGTGAGCATAATAATGCAAAAACTTGTTTGGACCTCGTTTTTTGGCTATTTCTTTAGCTCTAACACATTCTCTTAGGTCTTTTTCTGTATAAGTCAGAACGTCCATTGAGTATGTAACGTCATTGGTCCAGCTGAATTGCTTAGGTGCTAGTATTACAGCCTCGATAGAAGAGGGATATCTTTTACTTTCTACTCTGCCGTAAACTGTTCTGTATACGGCTATCTTTCCTTCTAAAGACTCACCACGAGCTTCTTGAAGACAGTTTAGAACTTCTAAAGTAGCTGTGAAGTCGTCGGCAAGACATAAAGAACTACTACTTATTATTAGACTTATTATAAGGGATTTAAACATACTTAACTCCTTGTTATAACTGGTTAATTAGTGATTATATCCTTCATGGCTGTGTAAAGATTGAATATCATGTCTTAATTCTACTCTACTTTTCATTTTTAAGCAAACTTCTTCTAAGAAAGCTGGGTTATCTAAAAGATTGTAGTTGTCGTTTAAGTTAGAATAGTTAGTTGTAGTACCCATTATTTTATTACCATTGAAGTGTTTTACACCATAAGCATGAGCTAATTCATGTATTAGAACCCAAGCTACGGCTTGATCGTTTTCTAAGGAAAAGTATCTTAAAAAGTTAATGTCTACATATATTGAAGACTCTTGTTTAAAATGATCTTCAAAAGTTTTCTGATAAAAACCAACTACTCCAACACCTACCATAGTTGAAAGATTAGCTACTTTATAGTCAATGTTATCTTTAATTTGTAAGCCACATGATTGCTCTAAAGCTTGTTCAGCTAAGGCTAAATGGCTTACTAATCTTGGGTCAACACTACCTTGTCCACAAGCTGTTAGGCTTAGTAAAGCTATTATTGTTAAGATTATGTTTTTCATGTTATCTCCTATTTACTTATACTAAACTAATCGGTATATATAGTCAAATAATTAATAAAATAGTGAAATAAATATAGAATTTGCCTTAAAATGAGACAAGTGTTGCTAGATTATGTTCATCTGACTACCCTTATAGTAGTCTTTTAAGATACCTAGAACCGCAAATGGGTCGTTGTCTCTTGTTCCAAAAATCCTTTTGGAGTAGTCTAAGATCGTAGCAGAATAAGCTGAGTTTTCAGCACTGGCTGTAGTACCAATAGATTGACTTAGGCCATCAATAGATATACTAGAACTAGCTATACCAGCTCCTAAAACCAAGTTACCACCTACTGTTAACGCCTGAATAGCTGCTAAAGCTGCTATAGCGTAGTTCATCAAGGTAGGTATTTGTCCATCACAAAATCCATAGTCATAAGTGAAGCGCCAAGCATGGGGCACCATAGAAGCTCTAAGTAGTTCAGGGAAGAATGTACCACTTTGACCCACTTGTAAGCTAGGTGCAATCTTAGCGTTAGCTACTAATCTAACCAATCCATCATGGGCTTGAAGTCTAATCCAATTGAGAGGGATAGTCGTTACGGTAGTGGGTTCGCCATTTTCATCTCTAAAATATACTAATTCAAGTTTCTTGATAGCGATGCAAGGATAGTTGTCTAATTGAAAGAATCCCCACTCGACATAGTCGTTCATTCTATAGTCTTTAAGCTCTACATAATCAGTCACTGGAGTAATAGAAATGTCCAAATAATGCTCTAACATAGATACAGCGTTATCAATATAAAGTTTGTAAGTTTGGTCTGAGAGCGCTTCGCCAGTCAATGGGTCAGAAATGTTCAGTCCTGTTAGGTAACTAGATTTAAGCTCTTCTACATTTATTAACGAGGTAACTTTTTTAGTAAAAGAATTATTCGTCTCTAAACCGTTTCTTCCGCCTTTTACTTTATTTTGTGGCATTTTAACAACATCCTTCGCCAGAAATTACTTCTCTAGTCAATGCGCCTCTTAAAACAGCTTTTTTAATAGAAGTGCCGTCTCCAAGCTCGTCTATTGTTAACTCTATAACTCCGCCCAAAAGGACTCCTGTCTCTATCTGTGTGAAAGACACAGTTATCAAAGAAAGGTCAAAAGCAGTAATATCAGTAGCAGTTTTAATTAAAACGTTAGGGGTAGCTGCGGCTTCATCTGAAGTGATAAATTTTAGGGTAATTATAGCCGCTGGGTCTAGAGGTATAAATCTAATGTCCTCTTCCACGTTTCTAAGCTGAAAATTTAGAGTTAGATTTTCTCCAGGGATAAAACTTTGAGCTTCTACGGCTCTAAAAGAGTTAACGGATACTACGGAAGCTAGGGGTATAAAAGCTATTTTCATATTGAAATTATATCTATTTTTTGAGGTTTGTTAATAAGTTTAAGACTGTTATGATAGCGCCACTTATAGCCGCAACATACAAAGCAATGGTTTTAAGTCCATTAAAGAATATCTTAGGTTGTTCTAGGTCTCTAATTCTTTTTTCTAATTCAGGGAGTTTTAGCTTATTGATTTCGGCTAACTCTTCAGCTCGGACTCTTTTTTCTTCGTCTAAACGCTCGCTTACTGTGCGAACGCCTCTAATATGTTCTGCTATTAGCTTATTTTGCTCAAAATCTTCTTGTTTTATGATCTTTAAGTCGCCTTTTACTTCGTCTAGCTCTTCTTTTATATAGTCTACTGTAGTTTCTACAGAAGCCGAACGCTCGGATATTTCCGTTAGTTTATCGTAAATTCCTTGTAAAAAACTATCATTTTGAGACATCAAAGATAATTATATCATAAAAGCTTTACTTTTGATTTCAAATGCGCTAAGGTTTTATAGAACCCAAATCGGAGGATTATAATGAGATTATGTAAAAAATTAGTGTTTTTAATGTTTGCTTTAGGGCTTACAGCTTGTCCGGATACGAATGTAGTTCGTTTAGAAGTAGCTTCTTGTACTACCCAATTTACCGAAACTGGCTATAAGCTTATGTGCCCAGGAATGGCTACAATCGAGATCAATAACGGTATAGATGGTACTAATGGAACCAATGGTACTAATGGACTAGATGGAGCTACTGTAACTACGACGAATTTACTCGCTGGGTCAGTTTGTCCAGCTGGAGGAATTATTATTAACGTCATATACAATCAGTTATTAGGTAGAAACAACGACACTAGAGTTATCTGTAATGGAGTCAATGGTCAAAGTCCTTCGGTTTTAAAGGGTCTTATGTGTGATGCTTATGACACAAGATCACAAGATAGAAAAAAGGATTTGTTTGATATTATCGAATTAGGCACTAGAAAGTTTTCTCTGGTTATTAATCAATTCGATACTCCCGATAGCCCTTCTAACTTAGGTTATGCTAAATTTACTCCTGCACAACAAAACTTAGTCGGTCTGACTGACTATGCTCTAGACTGTACTACTTTTGTAGATATTCCAGAGTCGGCAGAATATACTATCTCAATAACAAGTGACGATGGAGCTATGGTTTATTTTAACAATAACCTAAACGCTACTATTGATAATGGAGGTTTAACCGCTCCTAGAACTAGAAGTTTTACTGGCCTGTTTCTTAAAGGTCAAAATAAGTTAAACGTAACTTACTTCCAAGGTCCACACAGTCAAATTGCTTTAACTTTAAAATGGAGTAGTGCTAAAATTCCTAATCAAGTTATTCCTAATAGTTCACTTTTTGTAGGAGGATATTAATATGAAAACGTTACTTAAATTTTCGTTAATAACATTTTTGCTCTTAAACGTTACTAACGTTCTCGCTGGAGCTAATGAAGACTCTTGTGAACCTAGAATTGTTTATGTAGATCGTATTGTAGAAGTAGAAAAAGAAGTCTATTTCTTTAACGAAAAGACTGTAAAAGTAGACGTAACTAAGAAGAACAGAGTTTCATTGCTCGCTGGATATGGTCCTACTGATAACATCGGCTACACTATTTTAAGTCCTACTGTAGTAGAAGTACAAGACGAGAATAGAGCTTCTTTAGGGGTTCAGTATATGAGAGATTTGGGACGCTTTAACGTCTTAATTCAAACAAATACTAATAAGTCTTCAGCTATCGGCTTAGGTATTAATTTTTAAGATGATATATGTAGACACTAAAAAAATCATATATAACGGTCAAACAATAGCGCCAAATATTAAAAGGTCAGATTGGATTAAAAGGCTAAAAGATAAGCAAAAAGAAATACTTAAAGATTATATAATTTTAGAAGAGATTTAAGATGATAAGATATAAGCACTTTAATACTAACTTAAAAGATACCCTTTCGTTTAAGGGTATCTACATAATAGGCGAAGGTCCTTCATCTAAAAACTTATCTCCTGAAGTGGCTTTTGTTGGTACCAAGTCTTTTGACAGACTGATTAGAATATTAAAGTTAGCAAACATTAAAATATCTGAGGTTTGTATGATAAACTTAGATAGACTTCCTGAATTAATATATCTTATGTCAGAAAGCCCTTTTGATCCTTTTATAATTTGTTGTGGTAATAAGGTAGATAAGGGTATGAAGAAATTAAGAGTAGATTGGACCGTCAAGGTAAATCATCCTAGCCCTAGAAATCTTTATTGGAACTCTGCCGACTCAGAAAGAGCTACGGCAGAGTTTATTAAATCAAGAATACCTAAAAACTTACTTCAGTCCTAAAAATTTAGCTACCGTTAGAAGACTAGCGGTAAGCTTAAGTCTAACTCCGATACTGTTTGGAGTAGTTATAGAAGCTTCTGTAGTGTTCCATACTTCCGCTGGAACAGCATCTATTTCTGCAATTATAGCCGTTTGAGCTGTAGTAATTTGTGATAGAGTAGACCGAGTAGAAGTAGCAACATCTATTCGAGCAAGTTCTGTAGTTAATTCAGTTCTAACTTGTGCAGCGGTTAAATTAGTTGGTACTACTGAATTTCTAGTAGAAGTAGCAACATCTATTCGAGCGAGCTCTGTAGTTAATTCAGTCCTAACAGCACTAGCTACCGTTCCTGCACTTGGAGCTGAAGCTCCGTTTAAAGTAGCTCCAGTAGAACCAGCTGTTAAATGTCCAGCTATCGGCTCGTCCCATACTGCGTCTGCTATTGCTCCTACTGTTAAAGAGCTCCCACCTGCTTGTTCTACAGCTTTAGTTGTAAATCTTAAGCCACTTACGTTTTCAGTAAGATCATCTAATTTTGATAAAGTTGTATTTTGAGCGGCACTTAAACCAGAACCACTCGTAATTGTGAACACTACGTTTCTCCAATTAACGTCTATGCCTCCGCCTCCAGAGGTTGGGTTCACTACTGGATAAGTTTCGTCTGATCTAAAGATTCTTATGTTATCATTTTGAAATACGTTTGAAGCCGTTTGGTTNTCTAANCTTACGTCCACAATAGAATTATTTAGTCTTAAGTTGGCAGCATCAATAGGGGTAATCGCATTAAAAAAGCTTCTAACTCCGTCTTCAGTAGTTAACATATTAGAATACCATGCGTATAATTCAGTCCCGCTAAAGTTAGCTATTATATTAAGATCAAAATCTAAGTTAGGTAAGTCTATCTCAAATTTAGTAATGGTAGCCCCATCAATTCCGTAAGAGTCATAGACTTCGTCTGCTACTTGATCGGGTAAAAATGAGATGCCTGTAGCGCTAAATACTGCGTTTAAAGAAACAGGAACAATCCCTTTTTTAGTGAGTCTTAAGCGGATTACGTCACCTACTGTAGCTTGAGAAGTTACAGAAAACGCATAACTAGTTGTAGGCTCATTTATGTTTTCAATTTCAGTGCTAGTAGTTACATTAAAGATTTGCACTCTTGAGTCTGCTAATACTGTAGCTGAAATGTTTACTGGAGTTGAAGCTAATACAGTAGAAGCACCGACTCCGTTAGTTACGGTAGGAGTTTGGTCACTAGGGTTTAGATTTAAAGTAATTAATCCGCCAGAGTTATTAAATATAAAGGCAGAAGACGAAGCATTTGCACCATAGCCAGAAAACGTATTACCATTAAAGTTATATGTGCCTACTGTGTTAAGCTCTATTCCATAGGTAGGAGTAAGAGAATTAGCTATAAAATCATTACCTATTAACTTAGCTGGATCAGATGATAAAACAGGAGCAGCCTGACTACCTATGTTAGAGTTAAGCAATCCTCCTGCGTTTGACTGAATAACACATTTTGAAAACGTAGTTGAATTTATTGTCACTGTGGTATCATTTTCTACTTGATAACCGATTAATGATAAACCTGCAAAATTATATGTAGCGGCAGTACTTGATGTAGCTTCAATAATAAATTTCTGTAAAGACTCGCTAGAAATAATACATGAAGTTAAATTAATTGTGCTGTTAGCTGTAGCATTTAATCTAAATCTAGCTCCATTTGCTAGAGTTGGTACTTGCCAAATTTTGTCTGAGTTTAACGGAAGTTCTTGAGAGGTAGCTGTAGCATCATAAAATATATTTCTAGTTCCATCACCTAGTCGAATAGCTTGTCTAAGAATGGCTTGTCCAGCACCTTGGATTGATGCAATACCAAATGTGCCATTACCGCCTAGCACCTGTCTTGCAAATGTTGGGGTAGCTGGAGCTTCTAAAGAGCCATCAACGTAAGTTACCCGATCTAAAGTAATTAAGTTTTTTACTCTCATTGCGATTGCACTCGCATTATTTGTTATTTTGTGCCACAAATAGGCTACTTGAACTACGTCAGAAGCATTAAAAGATCCTGCGGTTTCTAAAGGAGTAGCATTATCTATAGATATAAAAGCAGTTATCGGTACGTTAGCAAATATACCTTGTCTTCTTGATAGTTGATAAGCTGCCCATCCTCCGTTTGATGATTGTAAATATATAATACAACCTCTAACTCCGAATCTTGAAGTTACCGTAGATGCTATATTAAATTCTAATGAAAGAATTTTAGCAGTTAAATCTACCGAGGCCATTGTGTGTGTAGCACCTACCCATCTTCCTATGCTGTTTACTCCACTAGTTGTTTGAGATACACTTGTGAAAGATCCCCATGTAGAAATCGTTGAAACAATTGATTGTTCTATAAATGCAGTAGCTGCACCTGCCACATCAACTCCATCAATGGTAGTCGCTGCTATATTAGTATGATCTAACCAAGTTAACGGAAGATCATGTCTGATAAATCCGTTTGCAGCGACTAGTTGAGTGGAAATACCACCATATCTTTTGATAGGGTCAAATGCTCTTGTGCAATCTGGACCCATTTTTGGGTTTAAAGGGTCTGCGTCTCTAACAGCTAGAGCAATAACAGTCCCACCCTCAGATGAGTTTTCATTTAACATTCTAATTGGAACTGTAGTTCCCATAGTTAAAAAGTTTCTATATCCTACATATTGAACACAAGCCCCTATGTTACTTTCTTTAGTAAGGTTTGTAATGTTATTAGGAATTTCTGGAACTAATTTACCAGAGCCGTCAAAACCCCAAGCTTCTAAAATTACAACATTATCTTGAGTAGTAGTTAATGCGCCTGAGTCTAAAAAGCTAGAAGTAGAGTTAGCTGAGTTAGTAATGTCAAAATCGGCAATTGGCGTAACTAAGTTTACATTTCTCATAACTACAAAAGATACAATCCAGTCTTCTGTAGCACCTGTTAATAGTGGATCTGTTTCTGAAGCGGTGGCTATTTTATAATAGCAGACAGTTCTTTGTGTTTGAGAAGCTCCTTGGGAACCACTTAATAAAGTCCAACCTGTGGCTACGGTTACTAATATGTTAGTTCCCCCTCCGTCTTGAGTAACAAACATAATCATTAAATCATTTTCTTGAACTGCGGCTGGTATAAATACATCTAGCGATATTGCTGCCGCTTCTGATAAGGTTTGTTCTGTAGTTACTATATAAGCCATTTTAAATTCCTGTTAAGTTATGAAAATCAGTAAAGGTTAAAGTAAGTCTATTAGTCCAGCCTTGAGTAAAGGTAGTTCTAGTAGCGTTATTACTTACGTTAGCATATTTTTTAGACAAAGCTCCGCCAGTTTCTATAATTCGCTCTACTATCCATAAGCCTTCTGGATTTGATTTACCGATATAAAGGGTTCCGTTTAGAAGATCTTCAAATTCATTTAGTTGATAAGCTAAGTAAGGTTCAGGTTCCCCTCCGCCTCCGCCTCCTCCGCCAGAAATTATATTTACTGGAATAGGATTTGTGCCGCTAAAGATATCGCCTTTGTTGTCAACTACAACGACTCTGTTAGCTACTACAGGCTCCTCTTCATACACCGATCTAGTTAATTCGTCTAAGGGTATATTTGATTTTTCTTGTTCAAATAAGAATATTACAGCTGAGTCAGCCACTAAAAACATAGAAACGTCTTCTCTAGACGTTATGATCTTACCTAGCGCTCTAAAAAATATAGAGTTACCTTGTATTCTAGCGATTTTTAGGGTTTTTGAAGTCTGAGTAGAACTTTTAAGAATTACGTCTTGACCGACTCTGTAGTTAATACCATTAGCTACTGTTATTTGTCCGTCTACTGTTCCGTCTGTTAACAATGGGTTATCTGGAAGTGATAACCACCTTTTCTCTACTGCCATACCTAGTCCTTTAAAAGAAAGCCCATGCTTTCAATCAAATTATATCAACTAGGAGTTAAGTTCCTCGTGGACCTTCTTAAGAAGCCACTTACGAAGCTCTCCAAATTTCTTTACGTCACTGCGTAAATAAACCTGTTCTAAGTCTCTACATTTGCCTAGGTCGTCAATAAAGCGCATAAAGACGTTAGGTCCGTCTTTTCTTAGCTCTAATAGTCGCTCACCTTCCATTAAAAGAAAAGTGGCGAAGTCTAGGTTATTTGTTTCAAAAATCTTAGTTTGCTTTGGTTCCATTTTTTTTGGTATTTCCGAGCTTTTTATTAGCTATTTTAAGAGGTTTTGGCTCTATAATCTGCATTTCTTTAATAAGGGGTTCTGCTTCTTTCTTTTTAGGTTTAACTACTTGTACACCTAAGTAATTAAAACCTGCCTCTTCGCAACACTCTGCGTGAAAGCCAGTCAAGTCAGTTAAAAATTTAAAATTCTTCTTACTTTTACCACAAAAACAAGTTACTTCTGTCATTATATAACCTCCGTTAAAAAGGAACATAGTCCTTTATTACAGTATATCGAATGTCGAAGATATGAGTATTCTTCTACTTTTTTATCAGATAACTCATATCCGTAACAATCTCTTAACTCTGTGTATCTAAACAGTATTTCTAAAGTAAGCTCCGCTAGAAGCTCTTCTAACTCTAACGTAAGCGTTTCTTTACCTTGAATTTCGTAAATGCTTCGCATAATGTCGCTAGAGTCTCTAGCCCAAAACAGCCTAACATTCAAATCTTCAACTTTTTGAATAAAATAAAGCTCTTTAGGGTCTTTAAACTCAAAAAAGACCTCAGTAATATAAACTTTATATAAGTTTTTTAAATAATTAACCAGCGTCAGTACCATGAAATTCCCTTAAATACAACGTAATGTATCTTCTAATAAGCTTATTAGCTTTTAAAGCCTCAGCATAAGGAGCTTTTAGCTCTTTTACTTGATTGCTTAAAGAAGTTAACTCAGCGTCTTCATTCTTAGAAGTAATAATGTCTTGCTCGTATTTGGCAAGATTTAAAAGTCTAGTGTTTACAGCGGTTTCTGACTCTCCTGCGATTTCTTTTAATAACTCTTTTCTTCCGTCTTTAATCAATTTCTCTTCGATTTTATAAATCTCTTTTTGATTATCTTTTTCCATACTAATTTCCTTTTCCGCATATAGCGTAGTGATGTTTGTCTTTCTTTTTTATTAACAATTTTAAGCACTTACCATAGTTAGCTTGACAAGTTTTAGTAGCTTGTACAAGAAGTTTTTCATTTACAGGCTCGTCTGAGTAGTTTTTTATAACCGTCTCTGGGCAATTTAAGAATAAAATCATTAATAAATGTACCATTTTAAACCTTTTTAAAGATAAATATTTCTTTTTACTTCTTTTATTGCTATATTAAATCATATAAGGAGACAAAAGTAAATGAAAAACTTAGTATTAAAATCACAAAAAGGCTGTGTTAGTGTTTATGAGCATATCGACCTAGATAAAATAACCTCCGCATGGGAAGTTAAAGAGTTTTTTTCGGTTAGCCAGTTTATAAAACAGCCTTCCTCTTTAGAAGAGGCTTTATCGTTAGGTGAGTATGCCTTTAGAAAAATGAAAGGACCAATTTGTCCAGAAGGAAGTTTTTTGTATACAAAATCCCCTGAAGGCGATACTATTATATTAATAAAAGCTGTAATTGACTCTGGAGATTAAAAATGTTTAAAACTAAAGAAGCTTTAAAGTATGGACATATCATAAACGGCTTTGTAGAGTATCAAGCTTTTATGGGAATAGTAGCTGGATTATTTGATAATCAGTGTTTAAATACTGTAAAAGTTCCAAGAGCGGTTATTGGTATTTATAAAGTGGCAGAATTGGATGTCTTTCTTCTTGGGGTAGCTTTTGGAGCTGAACTAAAAAAAGATCTAGAAGGACGTTAAAAATAAAAAAAACCCTTAAAGTTTGTTTAAGGGTTTTAAGCACTATATTATTAGTTTTAAATTATGCAGTGATGTTTGTAGCTACTATATGTTTTCTAGCCGCAGATATAAGCGGTGTACCATACATTAACTGTGCCCATCGGTAGCTTGTGTCGATTACTGCTAGGTCATACTTAATTAATGAACCTAATTGTCTCCAGACTAAAGTGTCCGCATCGTGCATCAACAAGAAAGCCTCAGAAGATCCAGGAACTTTTTTGTTAAGGTCGATAGCTATTGCAGTAGCAGAAGCACCTACAGAAATACGCTTAGTGAATTTAACTACACCAGCTGCATCTCCAAGAGCAGTTCTAAAAACGTTAGCATAAATTGGGTTACCAGTGAATGAAATCTCAACGGTAGCACTGTCACCAGCTGCTACAGTAACTGTAGCAGTAGCTGAAGGAAGTGTCTCTCCGTCTGCATAAATCATTGAAACTTTGTAACCATAAGCACCAGCGTCAGCTGTAGCAAACTTACTAAGAGCGTCTACAGGAGAAGTTGGGTTAGCCAAAGTTGGAGCTGCACTAGCAGAAACAGAAACATTCAAAGGAGCAATTCTTGGACGGTTAAATAAACTAGGCTTAAATCTAAAGTCGATAATACCTTGGTGTTCCTTAATACGGTTACCAGAAGTAAGAACTTCTCCAGATTGAACTCTTTGCTTGTTAAAGAAGTCTGTAGAAAAACGAGAATGAACATCTGAAGCTAGGTAACAATCCATAGCCATACCGAAGTTGTTAACGTTTGTTAAAGCCATTTTCTCAGCAATTACGTCAGTAAACTGACCTTTTACGTCAATTATAACTGAATCTTCGCCACTCTCATAACCTGCAAATGCAGTAGATTTATATTGAGCTTGAGCTTCTTTAACTTCAATTTGACTCTTAATTCCATCATACTCAAGAGTGTTGATGTTAGAATCAGCTTCAAACATATAACGCTCGTTACGAGACAATAACTCAATAGTCTTATTCTTAACTTCTCTAGCTATAACTGGACCGTGTGCAGGTTGGATTAAAGTTAAGTTATGTTGAACTTGACCTTGTGTTCCAAGATACTTAACCTGAACGATCTCTCGGTCATAATTAGCATCTGTACTTTGTGGCAATCCGCCCATATTGAAGAAAGGAGAAACTTCCTGTCCATATGAGTTTTGAACGTTATACTCAGAAACAACTTGAGCTTGATTTTCTTTGATAATATCTTTCCATAATTTTAGGTGACCAAGTGTGTTGGTTACTAATTTTAATGTTTTGTCTAGATCTTCTACGGCTAATGCAGAACCGCCAGTCAAAGCATTTGAAGCAGTAGTACCATAGTTTTGAGTAATAGCTAAAGCTTTTTGTAGCTCTTCTACCTTACTTGCACTATGACTACCGAAACCGATTACTGATTGGTCGTTAGCATATCTTAATTCTTGTGACATTTATAATGTCTCCTATTAAATTGGTTTTTTCGTGATTTCGATTCTTGTAAGAATAATGTGATTTATAAAAAAAATTATACCACAAAACAAAAAAGCCTTCCTTTTACCGAAGACTTTTCTTTACTTTTTGATATTAATTTGATAGAATAGATTATTTTCCGTTTAATTTCTCTTCAATTAAAGCTCTAGTACGAGGGTTATGAATATAACCAGTCATTTCAAGTTCAATAACGTCATCTACAGAAATAGTGTTTGACTTAGCCAATTCTTCAGCTGCATTTAAAAGATCACTCTTAGTAAATGTGTTTGATGGGCTTCCTTCTCTGTTAACAGACTTCTCTAATTGAGAAATTCCAGTAATAGACTTAGGACGCTCAGGAGTTTTAGCAAAAGCTTTTATAAGTTCTGTCTGATCGTAAAGCGCTTTTTTAAGTTCTTCAGTTTCTTTTTTAACCGCAGACTTAATTAGCTCTTCTTGGTCTTCTTTAGCTTTTTCAGCTTTCTTAAGATCTTCTGAAGCAATCATAGACTTTTTGAAAGACAATAACTCTTCGTACTCCTCTTCAGAAATAACAACTTCATAAGCTTTTTTCATAGACTCAGGAATTACTACTTGATCTGACTCTTCTACATCCTCTTCTGCTAGTTTTGCAGTGATGTCGTCATCATAATCATAGTTTTTAGGGTCAGTTCCAGAAATACCTTTTGATCGACCTGCGTTTCTATCTTTGTCATTCTTTGCAGTAGGCTCGTTCATGTTTTCAGGAGTAGTTTTAGCGTCATGCTTAATATCAATAGACTTTTCCATCTCTTGTGGAGCAAAAATGTCGTCAATTAACATATCAATGGACTTTTGTAAATCATTTTTCATAATAAGTCCTATGGGTTCTCTAGAGCTAACACTCTAGTCAAAAGGGTTTCAATAATGTTAACTAGCTCGTCTGAAACGTTTTTACCGTCTTTTTTAGCTGCTAATGCTACCGCTAATGCTTTTTTTAAATCGTCACTCATAGTTATTTCTCCTAACTTTTAAATTATACCTAATTAAAATTCTTCGTTTATATCTGGAAATTTAGTTAAAAGCCTATCTTTTAACGACTCCCAAAGTTCTGCTTTTTTGGTTTCTGGATGTAATGTTTGTAATCTCTCTAAAACTTCTAAAATATTTGATTTAATTAAAGCACTTTTAGCTACCATTTTATAAGTTGGAGCATAGCCTCTAGGTTTGCCATATTTAACGTTTATAGCATCTATATCTTTACCTATTTGATTAGAATATCTTTCAAATTCTTCCTTAGACTGTGGAACTTGTGATAATTCTCTAAACTTAGACATAATGGCTGTATACTCAGAATTATAGTTACTTGAAGTACCAGAACCTGTCGGACCAGAACCTGGACCACCTTTATCCATATCTTCGTTCTTTTTTACACAAGAATTGTCAGAAAACTCTTTAGTTCCTGGAACTCTTTTATAGCCTGTCCAACAATTTTTATCCAAATCTTCTTTACCTAAAGCGGCTCCGCCACTTCTATCAGCTGGAGCTTGTGTTGATGGAGCACCTGCACTTAGTGCTTTTTGTATCATTTCTAATACTTGTTCTGCGGTAAAAGAAACAGGACCTGAATAATCTTTTTCTGTGTCCAAAGACTCAGAGTTAAAGTCAACCTGCATAGATTTTGCTAAATCAGCGTAAGTAGCTCTATTTACTGGGTTTAAAGTAATAGCTACGGCATTAATTTCGCATTTTTCAATAATTTTTGGATTTAAAGCGTTTCTTTTAAGGATTCTACCCTCTACTGATAACCCTACTCTACCTCTATCTTTTTCAGATAAAGAAGACATGATCTCATATACTGCTTTTGCTTTAGAATGGTTCTTAAGTAAGCGCCCTTCGATATAAAGACCTTTCTCGTTTTTGACATAACCGTCTAAAAGACCAATTATGTTTTCTGGACCTGGTCTGTGGTCATAATTAATAACGCCTTTCTTTTGGTCAATAGGAGTTAAGTCAATGCCAGATTGCAAAACTATCTCACCTTGTTGATCTAGCTCATTTGTAGAAGCTAAACCTCTGATTTTCCACTCTCCGTCCTCTGATTTGAATAGTTCGGCTGGGATTATTGCTTTTAAAATATCTTGAGACATTATTTCTCCAAAAAGAGCTTGTTCTAATATTTTACCTAATTTTTAGAATTACTTAATATAAGTGTGAGTATTATGCTTTATGAAGAGCTCTTTTAAAGCGTCAAAAGCCTCTTCTATTTCTACAGAAGCTTTATTTGAGGGAATACCTAAAATTCTAGCTATTTCACTATTAGTGTGTTCTTTCATTATTCCGTTTTTTTCGGATGTTTTAGCTACATAAGTCCAAAAACAATAGTTATATTTTTCTAAAGTTATAGACCAAGCGCAGCTTCCTAATGATTGTATCTTAGCTTTATTGTAAATGGGAGCACCTTTTGGGCATGGTTTCTCTGGTAAAAAGCTTAAAAATAAGGGACAAGACCTGAAAAAAGTAGATTCTTCAGGTAAAGGATTATTATTAAGGAGTTTTAGAGAAGTCTTTTTCATATTTATTTGAAAAACAACTTATATCTTCCAGTCTTTACATAGTCATTAAAGAAGGTTTCTTTACTAGAATGTAACTCGTTTACTAAATCTTTTGCTTGTTTAACTAATTCTTTTGAGCTTTCTTCTGGAAGTTTAGCTGTAATTCCTAATGGCTCTTTTATTAAAGGACAATCTGAGAAAGTTACCTGCAAAATTATTCCAAAAACAAAAGGAATTTGTTTAACACTTGTACCAGAAAGACTACTGCCGCACTTTAATCTTACGTTTTTATCGGCAGCTTTGTCGCCTACTGCGTCAAAACCGTGGACCCAGTATTCATTTAATACTTTTTGTCTATAATCTTTCACTGGAATTTGAAGTCTTTTTGCCGCTCTAATCTCTAAAAGGTCTATTTTTCTCTTTATCATGTTATATCTAGACTCTAATTCGCCATCAAACTGTCCCTCTACTCCTCCAGCTGATCTATGTGCCATTAGAAGAGAGTTATCGGTTACTATTCTCTCTCCTAGCTCTTGAACGAAGGCAAAACCCATTGATGCGCTAAATAAAGAAATTGTTTTAACTTCTCTATCTAATCCTTTTAGGAAATCAATAAACTCTACTCCTGAAAAAATAGAACCTCCAGGGGTATTTAAAACTAAATATAAAGGCTTGCCTTTTTCTAACTCTTGGTCTAGCTTCATTATAGCTTGCATAGAAGTAGCAACGTAAGAGCTAGTAACAACACTATTAAAGGAATAAAAGCTACCCTTTTCTAAAGTTAATCTTTCTGGTTGTCCTTCTGTTTGTTGATCGTTTGTTGAAAGTAATACTAAGTTAGAAGCTTCTGGGATAAACTCTTTTTTATAAGGGATTATAGTTGTATTATCAATAACTGGAGCGTCAACTCCTATGCCTTTAGCAAATGATCTTATTTCTTGTGGAGAACCAGAAAGAAATATAAACAGTGAAACAACTACGGCTACTAAAGAAACTCTTAAAACTATTCCTAGATTACTCATTTATATACCTTTTCATTATATTGTTTGTTTAAAGAAGCTAATAAAACATTACAAAAATTAATGTCCTCTTTTAAGGCATTAGCTACTTTAAAATTAATTATAGATTGATTTAAACAGAAAAGAAGGCTATTCCTTAATTGTTGTCTGATTTTTAAAACGGTTACCGACTCTTTCATATCAAAATTATATCTACAAATCATATAAAAGTTAATAAAAACAGCTAAAATATTTGAATTAAATGTCATTAAATTCCCTGTAACACTTGGATTTAAAGGGACAATTCATACAAAAGTCAAAAGTTTTAGGTGGGAGTATCTTCTTTTCAGAAAACTCCTTAATTTTAGTAATCTTTTTGTAGATGTCGGTAAAAACTCCATCTGCCTTATCTAGCTCCATGATCTTTATGGCTCCAGAATCCTTACATATATAGATAAAAGAGATGCTTTTTATGGTTTTAACGTCTTTCATCTCCTTTAGGTGGGCTAGTCTACCATTTTTTAACATACTTCTTAAGATATATAAATACAAAACTCCCTGAACTAAATGTGTAGGCTTGGGAAGGTTTTTCTTTTCTATATCCTTAAAATCTTTTAGGGTACAAGACTTTATCTCTCCTACATAGGCTACGTTGTCTTTAACGTGCAAAATGTCTATAAATGCCTTATTTATCCCTATTTCAGGGCTAGATATCTGAATTTGTTTGTTAAATGAGATGGGGTCTTCAACTAAAGTCATACCTGCGTTTCTTAGAAAGCCTAGAACTATTTCCTCGTATGCCTTTCCAGCTTCTAAAGCTACCTTTAATGGTAAAGTCTGCTTTATGGCCTCTTCTGCTACACAGTTATAAGTGTAATAGATCTTTCTTTCGCAAGGCGACCCTAACAAAGAAGGAGCGAAGTTTTTGGTAGTTTTTACTCTGGGAGTAGTTTTTACCTCTAACATCTCTAAAATTGCTTTTTCAAATATATTCATTAAAATACCTCGTCTACCACGCCAAAAGATTTTAGCTGGTTAGGTGAAAAATATGCATCCTCGTGTACTCCAGTAGATCTCCAGAATTTAGCGTCCTTTTTGGTAAATTCTGCCATGTACTCTGAAAATAAAGCCTCTTCTCTTTCCATTTCTTTTACGGTAGCTTTTATTTCTGAATGTTTTCCTTCTAAAGAATAGGAAGCTTCATGCCACATAAATCTACCATACTTAGATATTTCTCTTCGTCTGGTTCCAGAAGCTAATATTAAGGTAGCGGCACTCATGACACAACCGTACCCTTTAGTGATTATCTTACACTTACATTCAGTTATTCTGCCCACGATAGCCAATGCATCGTAAACATTTCCTCCTACCGAATGAATTTTAATAACGATATCTTTTTTGGATTTAGTTTCCATCTCATTTAAAGCTGAGTCTAAAACAAAGAACATAGTTTCGTCTATGTCTCCAGTCAAGTTTATTATTCTTTCATTAAAGTTAACTCCATACTCAAACTGATAGCTGAGTAAGAGTGAAGTCATGGTTATTTTGTTTTCTACAGAAGTTTTAGCCGTGTCTAAATCTAAACTTTTTACAGGATTTTTTTTAGACATCTGATTAATCCTCAACAATGGCTACAATATTATCAGACTCCATGATACTTAAATTTTTTCCTTCTATGACTAAGTTAGCTATTTTACTTGCAAAAAACACTTTAGCGCCTATTTTAATGTCTTGATCTACGTCTGGACCTAAAAATCTAACTATTCCAGAAGTATTATTATCAGAGTCCATTCCAACAAAAGGACCACTAGCTTTTGGCTTAGTGTCTGGCTCTACTGCCACTAACTTTTTTCTCATTGCAATCTTCACTTTATGCCTCTTTTCTAGAGATTTTATCTACTACAACTCTAATAGTTACTCCAGCTACTTGATCTGTTTCGTCTTTACCTTTTAGAATAACTTCTTTTGTAGTATAATTGACCATATCTATTAAATGAGTTTCAAACTCAATACCTAATGTTTGTCCAGAACCTACTGCATCTATCTGTAATTTTTGAACTTCGCCAAAATCAGCTGCGTCTTTTTCTTTAATTTCCATAGAAATTCTAACTCTATCGTTAGCGGTAATTTTTTCTTCTGGACCTTTCAAACTTTTGTAGCCTTCCATTACATCCTGTTTATCTGCTACTCTACTAGCTATACCGTTAAAGCTAATAGTTTCAATTTTTTCAGTTAAAATATCGTCAATAACGGCTACCTTTAAAAATAGATCTCGTAAAGTATCGTTATACTTAAACGCAAATTGAGAGAAAGACTCTGCAATAAGCTGCTTGATTAGTGGTTCAAACTTCTTAGTTGTCATGTCTGATACTATATGCTCAAATGATTTTGTTGGCTGTTTCTTTTTTCCCATCTTTATTCTCCAAGGCTAATGCTTTCTAAGGTTACTTTTTTTATTCCTGAACTTGTTTTAACTATAACGTAAGGACAGTTTAACTGCACCACTTCGCCACTGTAGTTTTCTCCGGAAGGGTCGTTTACATAAACTACCTTCCCTGCTAGGTGCCTGTGAGTAATGCCAAAGTGTTGTTTTTCTATTAAAGAATACTTCTCAGATAAATCTAAAGCGAAGTTTGGTTCTGGAATAGGTCCTTTACTTTCTACTTTGTTGATTATTGGAGCTATTGGAGTAGGAGCGGCAGACTCTACCGTTTCTAATTTTTCTATAAACTTTTCAATAAAAAGAACAATAGAATTTTTAACGTCTTGTTCAACTTCTTTAAGATGCTTATCTGTGTCTGAGTCTGGTATACACGTTTGGTTTAAAACCTGCTTATAGATGTTTAAAAGCTCTATCTTAGATTTTTGTTTCTGAAGTTTAGTTAATAGTTCTTGTAGTTGACTCATGTTAGTTTAAACTCGCTCCAGTTAGATAACTCAGCTTTTTTAATGGTTAGACTTAATCCTTTCTTTGACTCCATTGTCGATTTATCTAATATTAAAAAAGACACTATAATCTCTTTTAAAGTCTCTTTTTTTACTCCTAAAACATAAAATAGTTCTTCTGGAGTCTCTTTTTTAAAGATTATCTGGCCTTCTTCTAGTCTTTTCATATACAAATTTTATACAAAAAAGAGTAAAAAGTAAACCTAAGATTCTAAATTTTCTTCAATAAATTCTAAGAATTTTTCTTTACCTACAAAAGTAAGCACTCCAGAGGAATTTGGGATATAACCTACTGGGATTTCAATTATTGGACTTGTTCTAGTATTAGGATGTGTAGCACCTACTACGCCTTGCCAGTCTTCTTTAAGTTTTCCATAGTTAGAGCCATTAGCTAATAAAGTCGATAGTTTATATACTTTTGGGGTATTTTCTCCGTAAAACTTACGGCACCAGCGACAAGTTTTTATGTCCCCTACAATCTTTCTAAATACATAGGTTTCTTCTGGGTCGCCTCCGTCTTTTAGGATTTTGTCTACTGAACCATAACCTATTAGGTTTGACATTTCGGTAGCAACGACTCTTCCCCAATCTCTATTTCCGTCTCCAGATATGTCTTTAAATCTCTGTTTTATCTCAGAAAAAGACTTGTTTTTAAGCGCTTCTGTGAAGTCCTCATTTCTATACGATCTAGTAACGTCTATAAGACTATTTAGCATTTTTTGACTCATGTCTTGGGATAATTTTGCAATCAAAGTCTTTATAACTTCATCTGATTGAAGTATTGTGTCTTTTCTAGGGGTTTTTATAGAGTCTAATTCGCTTAAGTTTTTAACTGGAGTATCTGCAAAGTTAGAAAGATAAACATACTCCAACAAGGATTTTTCGTTGTTGGGTTCTTTACCTGTTAATTTTTTGAACTCTTCTACCTCTTCTTTGGTAAAGGAGCTCTTTCCTAACACAGAAAGGGTTAGAAATGTATGGTTTTTTTCAATGATTTTTTTGATTTTGGCTAAAAGCTCTTTACTTAAGTTCATCTAAGATCTCTTTTATTATCTTTTCTGACATTTTTTCGTAGTTATCTTTAAAAATATTAAACACTTCCTTCATTATTTCATCTTCAAAAACAGAAGGGCCAACGTTACCGTCTTCCTTTCTTTTGAGAGCTTTTAAAAGTATGTCGTCAGCTTGGTCCTGACTCATACCTTTAGGAATGTTTATTTTTATAGAAGACAATTTTAATCCTCGTCGTAGTAGTACTCTATAATTCTAGGTACTTTTTTTCCTTTAGATTGTACCGACTTAGACTTATTAAGTAAAGCAAAAGCCTCTTCTACTTGAGGGTCTTCGGCTTCCCCTTCTGGCGGTGCTCCGTCTTGTTGAAATCCTCCCATAGCTGGGTCTGGAATTTCTTGAGCTTTCTTAGAATATCTATTATAATGGTTAAGATACTCATTATTTAAAATTAAATCATCTACTCCAGGAAGTGGCGGTAAGTCTAACTCTTTTCTAATTTCGTTAACAGTTTTGGCAAACTTAACTTCTTTTTCAAGTCTATTTACTAATTCCTCTTCGCTTTCGCCAGTTAAACCGCAAAACTTAAGCTCAAACTCTGGATAAGAAGGAGCTAATATATTAGTGTTTATGTAGTTTTCTAAGTGTCTCATTAAAGGATAAAGACCTCTGCCTTTGGAGTGAATTATCTTCTCTTTAGTGTTATCTCCAGACATTCCGCCTCCGCCTTCATCTTTTAAATTTACTCCGATTTCAGCTGGGTCTATTTGGTAAATGGCACAAATCATTCTAATTAAGTAACGCATCCAGCCTTCAAAACCAATATCTGTATGATTTTGAGTCAAAGGTATCCATGAAACCTCGTCTACTCCTGCAAAAATAGGAGTTTGAAAAGAGTTTCTGCTTCCTTTTAACATATGTTGCCATTGTTGGCGAACTGTCTCTATTTTTCTTCTAGAGATATTGGCTTTAATATGCAAAATTCCTTTTGCGCTAAATCCTTGTGTAAAATAAGCTTGGTTATAAAATTCAGCATTTAGATGGCCAGTAACTAATGAAACTAAAAGCTCTAACTCTGAAATACCATATCCATTATTATAAATATCAGTGTTTACGTTTCTAATGCCTACTTTTAGCTCTTCATGAGTGTAAGCTCTTTCTATTCTACCACGGACTACTTGAACCCATTTGTATTTGTCTAAACGTAAAGCCTCTTCATCTAACTTCAGTCTTTCTTGAACTTTTTCTCTTTTTTGAGGGTTAGATTCAGGGAAAAGAATATCAATATTTTGGAACTGTTCGGCAGCGTCTTTATAATTACTAAGTTGACTAGATGAATATTTGATAGTAGCGGCATCTACTGGAAACCAGTGATGCGGTTGTCCTAGCTTTCCTGGAACTATCTCAGAAGCATACAGATCGTAAGTTAAAGAGTCTCGAACCCACGCTCTAAGCGCTCCGTCAAAAGTCCACTTTAAAGTCTCGAAAGGTCTATTGTCAGTAATTCCGCAGTTTTGAATAAAAGCTTCTACTTCTTTCATTTTCTTTTCTGTAGCTTTTGTTAACTCAGCTTGAGCTTTACGCTCTAACTCCCAGTCAATCTCTTCTATGTCATCATCGCTTCCATCTGAAACGTCAGGATTTTCTAAGTTATCGTTTTTCTTATTTTTTTTAGGTTTTTTAGAAGACATTTTTTCTTTTATCTTCGCTATCTTATCTCTTACGTCTTTGACTTCAATCATCCATCCAGGAAGATTTTTGTTGCCAACTAGCTTAGAGTGTAAAGATGCTTGGTTTTGTCTAGTTAATATCACAGAAGTTATAACGCTATCTTGGTAAGACATTTGTTTTAAATGGCTTGCGTTTATTCTCGAAGTTCTTTCTCTCCATCCTTGAGCATGGACCGAAGTTGTTGGGTCTTCTGTTAATGTTTTAGCATAAAAATAGTCCTCTTCCGATAAACTACCCTTAGAAGCTAGAGAAGCTCTAGACTTTGCTATAGTATCTTCTAACGCTAAATTAGCTGCGTCTACTATTTTTGAAAATATTGAAGTTTTTTTATCTTCTGACATCCGTAAAAGCCCTTTTATATCAAATTATACCTTAAAAAATGAACTGAGGACCACTGTCCTCGTCGTCATCGTCTAAGATCTTGCTTATGTGTTTTAAAATTCCGTCAAATGGATCAACTGCGTAACTAGCTGAATTGTCTATGATTTTTGCATCTAAGTATCCTTGTGAAGTAAGCATATCTACAGAAGGAGCGGCTCCAATAGCTCTTCCTTCTGCATCCATCTTAATGTCGTAAGTATTCATTGAAAGCGCTGTGTCAAATTCAAACTTTCCAGCGGATACGTTCTCAACGGCTAAATATGAAGCAACGGCTAAAGAGTCAGAAAAATCGTCTGACCCAGCCATTGGATGACCTATTTTTATGGTGCCGCTAGCTGACTGTTCTACTACCAGCTCCTTAATCTCTTTAGTTTGTAAAGGGTTATCTAGTAGGTCTATCTGTTCTGAGTGAAATAGTTTTTTTAAGTTAAAATATATCTGTTTTTTAAACTTTGGAGTGAATGTGTTCTCTTTTAAGGTCACTCCATATATCTCAAAAATCTCTTTTAAAGGTTGAAAAGCAAATTGATCGGCAGCGATAAAGTCAACTGGGAAGTCTTTTATTGCGGTTTTAATCCATTGAGCTACAATAGAAGAGGTTATGGGAACTCTTCTACTGCCTTCCCATCCTTTGGATATGTACTGAGTTACCCTATTTTCGGTAATTCCTACTAAAGAAAAGGTAAATCTATCGGCTTTAAAAGCAGCGTCAATAGAAGCATAATACTTAACGTTTTTGTCTGCACTAGGAGGTAAGAACTTTACATTCTTTAAAACAGCTCTTTCTACTGTCTCTGGTAAAATAAAATTGGATAAAGAGTCTTTAAAGTTAGCTCTATACTCGTTATCAAAAGCTTCTGAGTCTAATCGTTCCTCTTCATAGTATTCATTGATAGGAATTACGTTATTCATAAACCAGCTAGGAGCTTTAAAAACCGCATAAGTCTCTGGAAGCTCCCCTCTCTTATCCATTTCATACTCGTTAAAAAGAACTCCCTGCTTAATCGCTGGCGAAGATAGCTTTATAAGCATCCCCTTTTCTCCAAACTGTTTCATAGTGGGACGTACCGCTTTAAGAATTTTAACATCTGTTTCTTTCATGTTTTCGTCTAAGTTCCAAAAAGCTATCTCGTCGCAAATAATAACGCAACAAGCTCCGCCTCTAGTGGTTTTAGATGAAGCGGCTCCTACTTTTAACTGAACTTGAGAGTCCATTACTACACCTTTTACTAAAAAAGGCACCTTAAGAAACAAAGTAGAAGCTGTATTTTTCTTGTCTTTATTAATTAATCTAGTAAGTAATGGTGAGTTTTGAAGCATTTCTCTCATAAGGTCCAAAACTTCGTCTGAGAACTCTTTTGAGTGAGACATGATTAGTACTGTAGCAGCTGGAGTAAGTCTAAGAAAAGGTCTCCAGTTTGTAGTAACTCCTAAATAGATAGATAAAATAGCTGCTATAAGACTTTTACCACTTCTGCGTCCACAAATAAGGTCCATTTTATTAACTTTAAACTGGCTTAGGTGCTTAAAGTCATACCTTTTATCAGTTAAAAAGTAGTAAATTTCCTCTTCTGTATACTGTTTTTCTTCTAAAGTAAATTTATCTGCAATTACTTCTATATATAAGTCATACTTAACTTTTGAGTCTAATTTAATGCCCAACGCTATCTTGATGATAACTCTTTGAGCTGGAGTTAAGGTAATTCCTAGAATGTTTTGGGATTGAATAAAGTATTTAATAGGGTCTATTTTTATCTTTTCTAAAGATAAATTAAAAAAATCTACAAATTCTTGGTAGCCCATCTCTTCTAAATTCAATTAATCTCCAAAAAAGTCGTTTACGGCAGAGTTTAAATTTCTAGGTCCTTTTGGGTCCTTGTCATTAATAATTTCATCTATCCGACTTATAAGTTTTTTTAAGCCTTCTGACATACTTACGGCTTCCTTAAGATGACTAATTTCTTTAGAAACATCTGGAATATCTAATTGAAGCGGCATACCGTTTAAATCTTTAAGTACTTCTCCAGTTATGTGATGTCTTTTATAAAAGTCACCATATCTTTCAAAATAGGCAGCGAAGTCTTTTAGGCTATGTTGTAGTTGTATTAATTTTAGTTTTTTAAAGTTACTTTCTAGCTTCATTAACTCGTTAGCTTGCTTTACTTGAACGTTTTGTATCTTTTTGAGACCTTCTGTGATTAAGGCTCTTCTGTGGGCTTTTAGGTGGTTTTCTTTTACAAAAAGCATAATCTGATCTTTTGGAACAGAATACTTTCTAGCAATTTCAACTTCAGATAACCCTTCAATAACAAAAGACTCTCTTATCTGATCTTCTGTAACTTCTATAATTTCTTGTCCATTTTTTACTAAAAACTTATTCACTTATCTCCGCTCCCATATTTGCTTTTAAAAGCTCTTTAGAAGACTCTAATATAGTCCTATCCGTTATAACTCGTATATTATAGCTAGGAAGTAAATCCTTAACTATAGAGGTTACCTCTTCGTTTCTTTGTTCTACATAGAACTTGGTCCCAATCCAGTCTAGCTCTAAGTATATTAAAAGCTGCTTTTTTGGAGTAAAAAACAGTAATTCTACTTCTTTTATTCTATTGGATATCATTAAAATATTCATTTTTAAGTGATTTATTAGTTGAGGGTCGTAAACTAGCTCATATTGATACAGCCATTTTACTCCGCTTACTTGATATAGAACTTTGTCAGACTGGTCCATAGTATAAATTTTATCAAGAATTTTACTTTAAGTAAAGCTTGCAATATGAATGTCCCATACAAATAGCGTCTGAAACGTCTGAGTCTGATTTATTTAAGTCTACGTCTAGGTTTAGTTTAAAAAAGTGATTTACGTACCTGCAAGCTAGGTGCTTAGAAGTAATGGGTATTATTTTTTTGCCTCTAGTTATCTTATTTAGTTTCTTAGCTTCTTTATTGTGCAGTTTGTCAGCGTCTGACAAAACTAATCTTAGATGGGTTCTCCATCCAGATACTCCAGTTACGTCATAATATACTATCTTTTTAATAGTTCCGTTTTTGTATAAATAATCAGCCAAAATCCAATGTATTCCATCTAAGGTCTTTTGTCCTAGTCTAGAAGACGAACCAGCTATCTCTTCAACTACAATAACATCTGGCAGTTCTTTATCTACCAAGTCTACGATCTGAGAACAAATAGAGTACATTCTTAAGAGCTGGGTTTCTGGGTAGGTTGTATCGTCTTTCTTCCCTTTTACTTTTTTAGGCTTTATTACTCCACAATCTAAAAGGGTTCCGTTCCAATAAAAAGTCGCAAATCCAGTAGAAGTTGTGCTAAGATCTATACTAAGTAATTTTTTCATTTTCCTCTTTCAAAGTTTTTGCTATCCAAGACTCAATCGTAGAAGTAGAAACTGGACGGTAGTCGTTTCCGCACACGCCAACATCAAACTGTCTACCTAATATTTTTTGAGATCTGGTTTTTTCTTTACTAGAATGAATGTGTCCGTGAAGAGCAAATTGGCCGAAGTCTGGAAATGCACAAGCTCTATGTCTTAGTCTACTGTTTCCGTGCCACGGCTCTCCTGCTAAAGAGCCTCTCATATCGGTGGTATCTTCTCGATAAACGTCTCTTAAAGGACAATGTGCTGCGGTAACTGTTTGGTTTGCAATACTAAACATAGCTCCGTTCATAACGGCACTAAAACCCATAGTTATATATCTAGCAACTCCAGGTTTATCATGATTGCCTAAGATCATTATTTTTGTTCCATTTAACTGTTTCACAATTTTAGATAAGTCTTGAGGTGTACCTATTCCTAAATCCCCTAAAAAGTAGGTTATGCTATTCTCAGAAACAGTAGCGTTAAAGTTATTAATTAAAACTTTGTGCATATGCTCTAAGTCTGTAAATGGTCTATTGTCAAATTTAATAGAAACAGCATGGCCTATATGCCAGTCTGAAGTAAAGAATACATTGGTTTTCCATGATTCACTCATATATCGTCTATCTTCCTACGTTTAGTTCCGTTTTTGTTTAAAAAGTTTTTTTTAGCAAAACTATCCATACCGTTTATTCTGCTTATGTGAATAGTTTTATCTAAGTCTACATCTCTAGAATGGTTTCTAGCTCTCTCTTTTAAAATTGCGGTAAGTCCTTTTTGTCTAGAAATACCTCTATCCTCGTTTATTTTTTCTAGAAACTTAGCTTGTGGCGCTACTAATTTTTCTATCCAAGGAGCTTCTAGCGGCTTTAAAGACCTTTTTTCTTCTCCGGTCTCAGAATTAGTGTAGTATTTTAATGCCACTTTATATCCTTGCTCTAGAAGTACCGTTTTGTAACACTACTGTGTATGTTTCATCTATAATAGATTTTAACATAGAATTATGTTCTATCATTAAAACAGGNACTGATCTAGTCCTAAACAGCTCTAAACACTTCTCCATGCTACTTTCTGAAAGATCTTTACAATACTCGTCAAAAATCATCACTCCAATTTTGTTGTTTTTTCGTAAACAAACTATGTCAGATAATGCTAGGTCTGTAGCCAAAGAAAGCCTTCTAAACTGGCCTCCCGACAAAAGTCCTAAGCTTCTCTCTTCGTTGTTATATTCTACAGAAGCTTCAATCTTCATATCTTCGTTTCTTAAGTTTAGCGTTACTGGTACTTCAAACAAAGTCTCTAAATACTTATTAGCTCTAAGGTTAATTTCATCTAGAATTGAATTAAATACAAAAGTCTTTATTTCTCTAAATGAATGTTTAAGGGTATCTAGTCTTCCAGCTTCTGTACTCTTATCCTTTAATAAACTTCTCCGAGCTTCTACTTGGTCTTCTAGTGAAGCTATTTTGTCGCCTTGCTCTTTTAAGTAGTCCGTGATATCTGTAACCTCTTGAAGCATAAGTCTTTCTAAATGCTTTTTTTGTGAATTTACGTCACCTTCGATAACTGCTCTTCTAGCTTCTCTTTCGGCTTGTTCTATTTTTTGGTCCTCTAGTACATCTAATTTTTCTACTACAGCATTAAAAGCTTTTTGGCATTTATTTATATCTAGGTCTATTTCTTCTCTAGCTTCGTCTTGGCTAGTGTTGCTAGAAACTTTTTTATATTCTTCTTTTAAAGTATTTAAAGCCTCTATACATTCATTTAACCTTAAATTTTCGTTATTAATCTCTGCTTTTACTTCTTTTAGTTGTTTTTTAACCAATGAAGTATCTACGTTTTTTAACTCCTGACCACAAGATCGACAATTTTGCACAGAATTAGGGTTTAAAATTTCTTTTAAGTCTTGTTCTTTTTTGGTTAAAGCCCTTATGTCTTTTTCTACAAACTCTTTATCTTTAGTAGCACGATCTAATTTTTCCGCTAAGGTACGTATTTGAGCTTTTATATCACTTGATAAATTATTTTTTTCAGCTTTTAATCCAAAAATCTGTTCATTAATTTTGTTTCTTTCTTCTTTAAGGGTCTTAGCTAGCACTAGGTCAAACTTACCGCTACTTTTTATGCTTAAGTCAATTTGAGCTATTTTAAAGTTATTGTGCTCTATGCTCTCTTCTACATCTTGAATTTTTTCTTTTAAAAAATCTTTTTCTTGTTGGTTTAGGATTTTTTTGTGTTCAATACGTTCTTCTATTCTGTCAATATCGACCTTATGGTTTTGGATTTCGTACTTTAGTCCATCTATGGAGTCTAAAACTACTTTAAGTTTGTTGTGAGCTAAAGACCTAGCTTTGTCAAAAGCGTTAAGGTCTTGTATTTCTGATAATATCTTAGCTCTATCTTCTTGATTAGATAATAAAAAGTTGTTATTAGAGTTTTGAGAGAAATAGGAAGTTTGGCAAAAAGCTGCGTAAGACATACCTACTAGCTCTTCTATCATAGTTTGAGTTTCTTTTGCGTCTTTACCCTTTTTTTGCTCGCCATTTATAACTATATATAGCTCGTTTGGCTTTCTAGTTCTTACTATTTCAAATTTATCAAATTTAAGGCTAACTGAACAGCTCTTTTTTCCAGTCTTAATTACGTCATCTATCTTTACGTCTTTAGGTATTCTTCCGTAAACTCCCCAACAAAGAGCGTTAAAGATAGCACTCTTTCCTGAACCCTCGCTGGTTTGGTCGTCTTCGTTCCATCCCTCGATTAAAACTATTCCTTTAGGGATATCGAATTTAAGCTGCTCCCACGATAAGAAGTTAGAAGCGATTATAGACTTTAACATTTATTCTCCAGATAGTAGTTTTATACCTAAACTGATAGTTTCTTTATCTAGGTTTTTTATTTTAGAAGCCCAATAGCTAAACTGTCCTACGTTTGAGAGCTCTTCGTTTACTCTCTCTTCAGTAATTGCAATGTCATTAAACTTCTTTATAATTTTAACCGATTTGTCTATTAAAGTAAAGTCGTAAGAAGTTAATTTTTCTCTAGAACCTGTTACTATTAATCTAACATAGTTTTTTTGAGCTAACTTATTAAGCTTAGAAATACTAGGTGCAGTAAGTTTTTCTACCTCTAACTCTATAGATAAGTGAGCTGGAAGTTTAACGTCTATGTATTCTAAAGATAAATCCTCAGAAAGAACAGCTATTTGCTTTTTTTGATTAGACTCTCCAAAAGAGTGAGTAAATGGGGTTCCTACGTAAACTATATTATCTTGAATAGATTGCTTATGGAAGTGTCCAGAAATTACTAATGGAATTCCTTTGAAGTCATTTTTTACTAGACCTGTGGTACAAATTTGTCCATTGCCAAAGTCGAAACTGTTTATCTCTAAATGTCCTACTAATGGAATGTTTAGCTTTTTAGCTTCTGCAATAACTTTTTTTACCTCTTCTTTATCGTGAATATAAGGCGCTGCATAAAAACTAGGAACTTTTTTATTGTAGATTATTCTAGGACTGTCTATAAGTTCTACATTTGGTATCATTTTTAATGCGCTTAAGGAATGGTCTTTGCAGTCTAGGTTAAACCAATCATGATTTCCTACTAAAACGTAATGAAACAACAATGACTTNTTAAAGTAGTTTATCCAAAAGTTTAAACAGGAGCCTCTGACTAACTCTTTTGTGTCTAAAAGGTCCCCTAGAATTATGGTATCGTTTCCTAGCTCTTCCACTAACTTAAATAGTTCTGTTAACTTATCTAAGTTTTTAGGCATAGCATGTGGGTCTCCGACCAACGTTAGTTTTCTCACGTTAAAGACTCAAATCCTTTTGATGATATTCTTAAAACGGCTTCTTTTGGAAGTAGTAAAGGGCTTCCCTTTTCGTCTACTAAAGATTTGGCAAAATGGTTTTTAGTAACTTTCCATAAAACGTCCGCTCCAGCTCTTACTTTAACTCCGCCTATTGTTTTTTCGTACCAAGCTTTTCTAGAAGCTTGAATTACTAGAGAACAAAAGAACTCTAAAGCTCGTCCTCCTGCGTTAGTTTCTCCTACAGAACCAATATTAGCATAAGAGTAGTTTACTACAAGAACCGCTATATGGTTATTTAATTGCTTTGCTTTTATAGCACTTAATCCTAGTCGGTTAGACTGAGAAGCTCCGCCTACTTTTGCGGCTTTTTCAGTCATCTTAAGTTCTGCGTCTCTCATTGAAGTGGTATTTCCATAAGAGTCAATAACCAACAAAAGTTTGTCTTTAGGGTATTTATCAAAAAAAGCATCTAAAGAAGTGTGTACTGACTCAAACATTTCTTCGGTAATAGCTGTACTAATTGTGATGATTTGGTCTGGATCAATACCTTTAGATATCAAATCTTCTGGTCCAGTCTTTCCTTCTGTCTCAACATAAATTACAGCGTGACCTTGATCTTGAGCATTTTTTATGGCTAAAAGAGACAAGCTAGTCTTACCTGCGTCTGGCTTTCCAGAAATCTGAATGAACTTTCCAAAAGGAAGTCCCATTATTCCAAAATGCTTTTTAAACCAATCAGGCAATACTACATAATCTTTTGGGTCATTAGAAGCAGACTCTAAAGAGTTACCTAGTCCAATCTGTTTCTTTCTTCTTTCGTTTTTATCAAAAGACTCTTGTATAGAAGAGATAACAGCCCCAAAATTAAACTTTTTATTTTCATTACTCATATTACTCCTTGCTATATTGTCTATACATTAAATGTGCGTTTTCAAAAATCTTTATAAAACCTTTTATCCAATTCTTTTGAGCTTCTAAAGTTTCGTATAACTCTCGGTACTTTATAAACTCTTTATCTAATAAAGCTTGGTTTTTCTTTTCCGTTATGTTTTTTCCGTGAGCTTCTAGGATTGCATTAGCTTCTGACCCTTGTTGCATGGTCCTTACCTTTACTATCTGAGTCTCTAAGTCTTTTAGATAAGTTAATAAAAGAGCGCTAACCATTAAAAAATCAGAAGCTCTTTCTCTAGCTTGATTTAAGCTTTTTGCGTCTACTTCAATTAATCTTGTTTTTTCGCTTATAAGTTGTCTTACGTCTTCTAATCTCATAGGCCTACTTGTACTCCCAAGCTAAAATTTACCGAACTATTGTCAAAATGTAAACTAGGACCTACAAAAGTATTAGGAAAAATTCTAGGAGCTAACCTAAACAATACTGGATGTATTAAGAGTCCTAATGAGTCGTCTTGTCTTAAAAAGGCAGAAAAGTTTAATAATTTTAAGCTGCTTTCAGCTCTAGATGGGCCATAAGAAGCTACGCTAATTCCTAAAGTTGGAACTATGTCTTTATCTACTAAATTAATTCCTATGTTAAATTTAGGGTTTAATAAATATAAACGCTTTCTTGATTTAATCTTTTCTGTGGGGTCAATGTAGGCCACTCCGTTAGAAACGTTTAAAGGATACTTCTTATTTAGCCATTTTTGATTAGAAAGACTAAGTGATTTTAAAACGTAGTTGGCTTTAGTGGCTATCTTATATCTTCCCCTTTTTTCGTCCTTTGTAGTTATTGAATTTAGAATTATCTCAAAATCATACAGTTTGGATATAACTTCTCCGTCATTATAATTTAAAACATAACCTACTGGAGGACCGTCTTTAAAAGATATCTCATTGGCGCTAAATCCATCCTCGCCTTCCACTATAATAGTAGACTTACTTTGTTTTGTAGCTTTTTCTTTAATAGAAAGGTTAACCTGCGTCAACTCTTTTATAGTAGAGTTAAGTAGCTTCATTACAGAATTAAACTCTACTTTAGCTCTTTTCTGAAGCTCTTCTTGACTTACATATCTATTCTCTAGCAAAAGCACTTCTTTAGTTAGCTTTTTAGCTTGTTCTGTTTTGCCAATTAGGTTTTTAAAGAGCACTTTATTGTCCTTTAGCGACCTATTGTAAAGAAAGGCTAAAACTATTACAACTAATATTAAAGCTATGTTTAGGTTCTTTTGTGTCATAATAATACTTTCCTAACAAACTCTTGAAGGGAAGCTATATAGTTTTCTAAGGTGCCATCATTTTTAATAGTAAAATCACAAGTGTCTTTAAACTTAAAAAACTCTTGTTCTGACGGATGTAAGTCACCTTTAGCTATCGTCTCCGCTTCATGGCTTGAAATACATAAAGTTTTAAATTCAAAATCTTGACCTTTAAAAAAGTTAATTTCATGTAAAAATCTCAAATCTGAACACACGTTGATTTTGGTCAAATCTAGCTTCTCTGACATGATTTGGCAGTGTCTAGTTTTTTCTATGTTGTTTATCATCTCAGTTCCTACATACTGAAGTAGCTTTCTAGGAGTCTCAAAGACTTTACCATAATGACATCTAACTTGATCTACTTGAGATAAGTCGTCTATCTTAAAGCTGAAAGCCTCTAGAATCTCTCTTACTCGTACAGGAGTAAGCTCTAGGTAGTCCTCAAGCTCTTTTTCTTTATATTTTTGATCTTCAAAGTATTTCATATCCATCTGGAACACTTTAGCTGAAGTATTCTTTATATGACTTGCTAAAGATAGCTCAACTAGCTGTTCTTCTAGCATAGTTTTAAATATTTTAGCTGCGGTGCTTTTTCCAGCTCTTTTACTACCACAAATTGCTATTAACCCTTTTTTCATTTCTATATTCCTTTATTTCGCATCTACTAGATTATCACATATAACTGGAGAAGCTTCCATTGGTATTGTTATTATTTTAGTATAATAATTGTTTTCCATTCCGAATTGTTGTATTTTAGAAGCTACTGTAGCCTCTTCGATTAAAGAATAACTCATAATTTCATCGTGAATTTGTAAAGAAACCCAAGAGTCTTTCATTTTTTTGTATTTAAAGCCTCTATTAGTCATTAACATTCCTACGTTAGTTATGTGCGCTGCTAGTCCTTGAATAGGATTATTTTTGGCGTTATTTAAGGCTTCTTTTAAGATAAACTTGATAAAAGCCCAATACTTCTTTTTCTTGATGTCTTTTATGTTAAGCTCTTCGCATATCTCATTTAGAGCCTCTTCAGAAAAGGAAACTCTAGAGCCAGTTTTTTTATTTACAAAATAGGGGTTTGGCTCTTCTAGTTTGTATCTAAAGGAACTTCTTAAGTCTTGAATATCATATCCGTGCTTGTCAAAAATCTTATTAATAACATAGGCTTCTGGTAAATGTCTTCGTCTACCTATCACAGTCTCAACATATCCTAAAGATAAGGCTTTTAGCTCTTGGTCTGACATATACTTTCTTAAAGAGTGTAGCTTTCCTAAATACTTCTCAATTATCTCTTCCCCAGCTGATACGTCTAATACTTTCTTTTCTCCGTCTTTTGTTTTTATTGTTTTGTAAGCGTTAGTAATCATTGCTATCTGTGGAGCTTCCATTCCATACACAATACCTAAAACTAATGGTTTAACCCACTTTCTTTTCTCATTAGCTACCTTTTTTAAGTAGTTTGAGTCTTTAGGGTCTGAGGAATACTTCTTTTCAATATCAAAAATCTCACAATATACTTGTGAGTACAAATCTAGCTTTTTTAAATACACATCTTTTAAAGCTTGCTCGCCACTCATTTCCGCAAAACACTTTGGTTCTAGGGATGCAAAGTCAGCGTTTATTATTTTATAACCTGGAGGCGCTATAAATCCTGCTTTAATTACAGAAGGTCTTGTAACTTCTATAACCTCGTGCCCACAATCTAGGCACTTTACATCTACCATTACAGATATGTGTTCTGTAATTTTTACGTTCTTAGAGTCACATTTTTGACATTGACCTAAGATTTCCATTTCGTCATCTACTCTAGGTAGAGTTTGAAGGTTATATCCTCCAGAGCAAGAGAATCTTCCAGAAGTTGTTCCATTTTGTTTCATGTCCATATAAAGCCATCCTTCAATTTGATGATTTAAAGCAGCTCTAATGTAGGTTGACTCAATTTTACATAGTTTTTTATAAGATAGTAAAGTTTTAACCCAAGGAAATTTAGGAAGCATAAACTCTTTTAAAGTAGCAGCGTCTAGCTTCACTCTAGGATTTGTTGGGGTCGATTTATCGGTTTGAGGTAAGGTTAGTCTATCAATGCCTAATCTATCACAAAAAAGCCACTCTAGGTTTTTAGATGAAGCAAGATTAAAAGCGTAGCGTTTCATCGGTGCTAACGCTTTGGTTTTTAAGTTTAATTTAGTTTGTAAAATATTAGTTTTTATTTCTTGAACTCTTTTGTCAGAATACTTTATTTCGTCTTCCCCTAACAGAAAGCCATAAATCCAATGCGGATTAGCTTGGTAAGCCTCCTTCAACGCTTTCTTAGAATAAGACACTTTGCCATTTAAAGTTGGATGGGGTAAGTTTTCCTCGTCTATTATGGCTTTAGCTACTTGTATGTCTGTAGCTGGTTTAGCTGCTACAGATTTAGACTTAAAGTCTTGTAAGTATTGATATTTATTTAATGTTTTCAAGAAACTATCTTCTATATCGTATAACTTTTGAGTCGCTTCTTTATGTATTTTCTCAAAGTGAGGCAAGTCAATATAAACTCCTCTATACTTCATGTCTAACACAACTTCTTTACAAACTGGCATAACTTCTTTATTAAAAAACCAATCTAAGCCTTTTTGTCCAAATTTCTTTGAGAAGTCTTTTATCATGCCTTCAAAAATTCCATAGGTAAAGAAAGCGTCAGAACAAGCATACTTACTTTGTGGTATAAAGTCAGCTCGCCACACTTGAAAGCTTTTGCCTCCGTTCTTTAATATAGAAGCTTTTAGTTCCGCTTTTTCTTGTGCTGCAATAGCGTAAGGGTTAATTTTTAATAGTTGTCTATGATCTTCTATAATTTTTTTCAGTTCATGAGAACTGTTTTCGTCTAAACAGTGATGCAATAAAGCAGTATCACAAAAGATATTTTCTTTTATGTCTACGTTAAGGTTTTCTAATAGCATATTTCTGTCAAAAGAAGCGTTATGAAGTAGTAGCTTTTTTTTATCTATAAATGCCTCTAAAAGAGGAGCTAAAAATGGCAATCTTTTTGTAACATTGTGTTCTTTTGGAGTTACGTCTTCAGAAAAGTATTCTCCTGTCCATACACACTTAAGTCTTCCGTCTGGATAAACTTGTTGTTTTTTAGAGGTTTTAGTCTTACTTTTATCTGCTTCCCACTCTAAAATTGGAAGGTAGTGTCCTTCAAAACGATTTACGGCAAAAGATATTCCTACGACTACGTTTTTTTTAAAATGAAGTCCAGTAGTCTCAGTATCTACAGCTAAAAACTTAGAAGAGGACCCTTGTATCTCCGCTAAAGCTAGCTTTATCTTTGATTTAGTATTTAATGTGTTGTATTTGTTCAACTTATTCCTTTTAGTTTAAAAGGGCCCTTTTAACAGAGTCCAAATCAATTTGAATTGAGTACTCTATACCTTCGTTCTTTAAAAGAGCTCTTCTAGCCTCTTCTGCTTCTGGTAGCAAAGCTTCAAAGTTTTGGTACTCATTAACACATGGTACTCTAATACTTCCGTCTTGTAAAGAGTAAACTAGAACTTTTGGCTCTAACTCTCTTATTTCGTCTTTTATAGTTTTTTCTCTTATTTTTGCATATTGAAAAGCTAAGAATTTAGTAGCGCATTTGTTCTGCACTCTCATTAACGGCTGCCAAATAGTTATAATTCTATCTACAATCCATTCAAATTGACTGACTCCATAAGCTGCGTCTTTTGCTAGTGGTGTGTCTCCAATACCTTTACCTTTAGTGGTTTGTGATAATAGTATGCAAAAAGTGTTAAGGGTCTGGGTTAAAGCTTTTAATTGAGTAGCTAGTCCATTTAAGCTCAAATTTCTTATGTCGCCTCTTCCTGTGTTCTGTTCTGAGTCAATACCGAAGTTAGGGCTTTTTCTAGCGTCAATATGAGTAGAAATGATATGAAAGTGATCTAAAATTATAGCTCCAATCTTCTTTCCTGTAACCTGCGTAACTTCTTGAGAATACTCATAAATTTCTTGAAGTCCAATGTTTATAGGTAGGTTTTTTTCATTAACTCGGTCAATAACAAAAAACTTCTCTGCTAAAGCTAAATCATTATTTGTTAAGTCAAGCCATCTTTTTATGACTTGATCTTTAGACATTTCTAGAGAAAAGAAAATGTATACTTCGTCGTTATGCGGATTATTTTCAATAATGTCTTTTACGATATTTAAAGCTACTGCCGTTTTACCGACTCCTGAACCTGCAATAAGTCCTAGTATTTCTTTTTTTCTCCATGGAGAACCTAATACGTCAGAGTCCATATAAAAAGGACCGTTAACTTTTGGTTCTAAAATATCTGACTTTTTATTTCTCATATAATCTTTAACTGACGTTACTCTATGCGTAGCTCGGTTTTTGTATACCTTAGCTACAGTTAAGCTAGCGTAAGCTATTCTAGAAGCGCCTTTTTCTAATGCTTTTTGTGTATTAGAAATAATAATTAAGGCATCGTTGATGTCAAACTTTAATCTATATAGTTCGCTAGTAAGCATTAAGTCAACTGCCGATCTATCTTTTCCTACCGATCTAGGGTCAGTAAACATCTCTTTTAGTTTTGCTCTTTTGTCCATTAACTTTACAAATCTTTCTGGTAACAAATTAACGTCAACGTCTATTAGACTTACTTCATACTTGCCAGATAGCTTGTCAAGATGCTCTTGAACTTTTGCTAACTCTATAGGCCCTAGTATCTTATCTAACTCTTCTGGAATATCAGCTAAAGTATAGACTTTTTTATTAGAAAGGTCTTTAACGATAGAGCTTCTGGCATAGTCTTTATATTTTTTAGTGTTTAAGCTTTCAGGTACTCTCATAAGCTGTAAGGCGCTAAAAACGCTTTTATCCGTATCAAATTTTTTAATTAAACAAAGTTGTAGCTTTAAATAAACCTCTATGGTTAAGTCTGATATCTTCCAATATGCATGAATACCATTGCCACTATCTACTGTAAGTGAAGGGGTAAAATTAAAGTCTTTTAATACTTTTAAAAAGGCTTCCTTACTTTCATAAACTTTTTCTTTTAAGTCCATGTCTAAAAATATATAGCTAAATACGTCTATGTCCTTTCCTGACAACGCAAACTTTTCTTTAGTGTAAACATCCGTACTAGGTCTGTTTGGGAAATAATAAAGGTTATATCCAGCTTTATTCTTTTCTTCTAAAAAATCTTTAGTAAAATTTATTCCTTCTATTGTAGAAGGTCCGTGAATTATTTCTTTAAATTCTGGGTTTGGCTTTTTATTAGGAAGCTTTTCCTTAGCCCATAAAGGTTTTATAAGTCTATAAAATATCAATTTATCTCCCTAAAAAGCGGTAGTACCCTACCAACGAAACCACAATTTTACTAAGCGTATTAGCGAGGCTGGTTTCCCCTCCTATTCTTAACCTTTTTTAACTTTTTTAACTTGATATTTATTGTCTAAATCAATGGAGGCTTTTTTAATAATGCCTACACTTTTTTGTTTTTCACTAGCCTCGAATACTTTTAAACTGAGAACTTTATAAACTACATTAGTTTCTTTATCATACCACAAAAGATCGCCTTTGTGATATGGGTTATCTTCTCCATCTTTAGTCTCTGGATAAGCATTATCTGCCTGAAGCTCAAAGAACTTACCGTACTCGCCTTCCTTTTTAACTAAGGAAGCTACTACTCTATGATTTTCATATTTATTTTCTTTTTTCTCTTTCATATTTTATCCTAAAAAAGCGTCTAATGCGCTAAAACCTTCTGAGTCTAAATCTTCATCTTCGTCTTCATCTACAACTCTTTTAGACACTTTAGCTTTAGTTTTAGATTTAGCTTGTACTGGAGCTTCGTCCTCGTCTTCATCTTCGTCCTCTTCTACAACTCTTTTAGATACTTTAGCTTTAGACTTAGTGTATACTGGAGTCTCTTCTAAATCGTCGCCCTCTTCGTCTAAATCAACTTGTTTACTAGAAACTTTGGATTTAGTTTTCTTCTTTGAAGACCCATCTCCTGTAGGAACATCAATCCATCCCTCTGAAAACTTAATAAATAAAGCACCTTCGTCTTTTAAAGACTGTCCTAAAGACAACTCTTTGTTAGCTGAAGGAGAGTAAATAGAATAATACTCATAGCCTTCTTTTGTTGTTCTAAATTTAAGAGTTAAATCCTTTTCCCCATTTGGCCCTTCTTTAGGTAATTGTGAAAAGAAACTTACTTTCTTAAATAAATCAGCTGTAGACTCAATTGTATCTTCTATCGTGAATTTATTGGAACCTACTATTACTTCAAAACTTATTTTCATATTTTAACTCCCTTTTATTTGTTATATACTATTTATACCTTAGTTGTCGGTCGAAGTAAAGCTTTTCTTTGTTCTTTTTTAAGAATATTTGTTGATTCTCTAAATTCATTACCACACTTAGTACATCTGTGCCTCTGAAACTTTCCAGCACTAGTAAATTTAAAGCCATTTTTAACAAAATGCTTATTTCCACAAGAGCAAACCGTCTTACTTATATCATCTGTGTAAATGGACAAATTAATACTTCCATCCCATGGCTCTAATATATTATGGTACTCTTCTAAAGAAAGAACGTCATGTATGTTATATTTCTTCATTTCATTAAAAGCAGCTACGTTTTTCTTCAAGCACTCTTCCCAAAGTTTAAATCCTGGAAACTTATTATGCTTTAGTTTTTTATATTTCTTATTAAGTTTATCTGAAGTGTATTCTAATTTATTAGAGGTAAATTTAAAGTGCTTTCTTGCCATTAATAGCGTATCTAGCATTTTATAGCTAGATGGAGGAGGAAATCCATTTAAAATAAACCTAGCGTTTAATTTCTTTCTGTCAAAGGACTTTCCGTTTTGAGCTACAACAATGTCTGCCTCGTGTAACAACTGCCATATACCTTTTAACATATGTTTATCATCGTTTATGTTTTTAGCATTTCTTTGGTCTGCGTACATAACCTTAGAAGGTGGGTCATGTTTCCATTTAGCTGCCCATGAAAGTATATGCCAGTCTTCTTTTATCATGTTTAAACCAACGTTCTGATCCCATAATCCCCATATATAAGCTAAAATTGGAGCTGTTTCAATGTCAATATATAAGATTTTGGGACCTGTGTAAACTTTTTTATTCATTTTTAACCTATCTCTACTTTCTGAGGTTGAATTTGTGATAATACCCATCCTGCCATATTAAAAATTGAATTTCTTTGTTTAAATGAGAGGATTGGCTTCTTACCGTTAATAAGCATTTCTAATTTATTATACCACATTAAATTGAACTCGTCTAAGAGAGTTAAGTTATTTAAAATTAATTTACTAGCGTTTTCTATAGAGTTATCTAACTTTATAGAAGCTATAAATCCTAACACACAGCTAAGTTCCTGTTTTTGCACAGAAGATAGATATTTTTTTACAAAATAAAAGAAACACAAACTTTCTACCTTCGCTTTATTATTAAAATCTAGTAGCAAAGTATTTTGAAAGGCATAAGACAATGTCAACTCCAAGTCATCTTTTTGAACAGGAGGAAATAGGTTTAATTCTATTAAGTTAGCTTTTTTAAATAAACCTGGAGCTAAGGGATGGGATAAAAACACTTCATTTTCATGTTTGTCTTCTTGATAGTAGACGTTTGAAGATGTCTGACTAGTTTTAGTTTTAAATGTTACTATTTGTTTTTTATCCATAAGTTCCTTGTAAAATTTTTATCGTAAAAAGATGGACGGAAGGTACTTCATATTAATCCTAGGGGGGGTAGAAAAATAGAAGCCTTCCGTCCTAATTATTTGTCTAAGTTATAAATTACTGCTCCTCCAGCTGTAATTAAAAGCCCTGCTACGCTCATTGCGTTTTGTAGAGCTGCTTTTGTAACTTTAACTGGGTCAATAATACCAGCCTCTATATAGTTACAAAACTTTTTATGCCTAGCATCGTATACTACTCCAGTCTCTTGTAGTTTATCTAGCATTTCTTGAGTTAACTCCATTCCAATATTATCTAATATTTGTCTTAGAGGATATTGTAGAGCATTAATTAGTATTTGAGAAGCAAATCTTGAATATTCTTCTTTATTTTCTTCTGAGTCAAGTTCTCTCTGAAGTTGAGTAGCTATTTTAAGTAAAGCTACTCCTCCTCCTTGAACAACTCCCTCTTCAATAGCAGCTCTAGCTGCGTTTAGAGCATCTTCTACTCTATCATATTTTTCTTTTATTTCTATGTCAGAAAAACCGCCAACTTCAATCTTGGCTATGCCGTGGGTTAGTATGGCTATTCTATCAGAGATAACTTGAGCATCGTAAGGACTCTCAGCTTGATTTTTCATTTCTTTTAGCTGATCTACTCGTATTAAAACTTCGTCCTCTGCTCCAAATCCATCATAAAGCGTAGTTTTATATTTATCAATTAAAACTCTTTTTACAAGTCCAACGTCATCTAAATTCATATTGTCAAGAGAACGATTGCCATTCCCCATCCTGCTTCCGCCAGTGTAAACCGCTAAATCGTCGTAATATCCAGTTCTTACGTGGGTTACATGAGGACCCTCAACACAACAAACTTGAAAACCAATTTGTTGTTTTTGAATTATAAGCCACTGAATAACGTCTACGCTAAACTCATTTGCCATTATTACAATAGGAGGTATTTTTTTGTTATCAGACTCTGCTCCAGAAGCTTCTGCTAGCTTCATTAGAATAGGTAGTATCTGAGTGTGAGTTACTAGCTTTCCGTCATAAATTACAATTCTAACTCCCTCTTCTGGCTCTTCTGCCTCAAAATGAGTCATGTTTTTAGAGTTAAAGAAAGCGTCTCTTAGTTGAGCACCTTTTTGAAATTGATAACCGTCAACTACGTTAACTTTTACGCCACTACCCGAACCTTCGTCTACCGTGACCACACCTTCAGCTCCAACTGCTTGAAATGCGTCTGCAATAGCAGCACTGATTTGTTCATCTCCGTTAGCTGATATCTTAGCTACGTTTTTAATGTCATCATAATTGTCTACTGGTTTTGCTATCTTAGTTAAGTCCTCTAAAATCTTAGTTACCTTAAGGTCTAAAGCTTCTTTTAGAAGTTGTGGGTTTAAAGAGAAGTTTTCGTCTAATTTATCTATAGTCTCGTGATAAATAGCTTGTCCTAGGATAATGCTAGAAGTGGTGTTGTGTGTAGGTACAAAATCATCTGTTATGTATAAGTGGTCAGAATTACTTACTTTTATGCATTGCATTTCAGTTTGCTTTCCAGTAACTTCCATGTTTATAATTTTTAACCCTTTTTTAAAACCTTTTAGTTGTGAAATTCTATGAATAGGAGTTAATGAGTATGAGTTTTCT